GGACGAGTCAAAAATGACTTGTCCGTTAGTTTTTATAGGCATATCGACAATCCCGCCTCGGCCTATTCTGTAGCTGCTACTAAAAACATCTCCCATTTTATTAGGCGATACCACATTTAAATGTGGCTTAAAACTTGTGTCGTAAAATACTTTTGTAAAATACTTTTTACCATCCTCGCCTTTTATTATCTGATTTGGACGCTCCAAAGTAGCAAACATTTCAGGCACATATTTATTTCTTGAAGCATCAGTTTTGTGCTGGATTATATGATCCTGTATTGACTTTGGACGAACTGTTACCTTTCCCGCAGGTGTCTTAACTTTTAAATATGTGTTCAAATCTTGTACACCAAACTTTTGTTTTACATATTGTTCCGGAGACAAATTACTTACAGGTTTACTTTCAACAAAATTTCTGTTGTTTTCTATAAATCTGTAAAACTTATTATCTTTGCCGCCTTCCAAATTTGCAGCAAGCCGCGCCATCATCTTATCATCGATAGCAGTTAATCCACGATTTATTCCGCCGCCGTATTTAACCATGGCTTTTTCAAGTGCTACAGGATCTGTAAGATATTGTGCAAGTTTATCGTCGCCTATTGATACAGCTTTATTCCATGCGCTATCAATAGCGTTTCCAAGACCGCGCTTAACGGACCTTACCGGACTTACTATGGCTCTACCCGGAGTTACACCAAGCTCTGCAGCAGCGCCTTTCTCAGCTGTCTGGCTATTTCCAGTTACTCTGTATACATTTTTCATTGCTTTAGAATATCTGTCTACATCTGCAAGCAAAGCGTTGTAGTCAGCATCATTGATTAAGCCCATCCTTTTCATACGAGCCAAATCATCTTTTTGAAATACTCTCGCAAATCTATTATGGTTTTCTTGCTGTGTCGACAGATTTCTATTTCTAAGCATTTGCGCGATGCCGGTTTTATAATCTTTAGTGTTGCCGGCAATTTCAAGTAAAGCTTCTGGCTCATCTTCAATTCTGAGTCTGTCAAATCCGCGGTTTCCAGATTTCATTACATCCTGTTTAGCTTTCATTTTTGCAAAGGTTCCGCGGGCAATACCATAGTCGGCAAGCTGCTCATCTATGGTATTATTTATCTGAGTTTTTAATTTTAACAACTCAGCCATTTCTGCTTTTTTATAGCCGCCTTCTTTTGTTACAAGTTTATCTATTTCCCCGTCTATTTCCTGTGTTATTCTTTGCAATACTCTCAAATCATCAGTCTGTAGATGACGCAGTTCGTCACTTTTTGACGGGGCTCTTACTTTTTTTGCACGGTCTTGGAATATAGAATTTTCTTCCAAATTTCCAAGCTTTACTTTTTTGCCCTGGCCAACAGTATCCGCGTATAAAGGTTCTATAGTTTTACTTGTATTTTTGTGTAAATCTGCATATCTTTTAGCGTAATCTGCGTCTGAAACATATTTTCCGATTAAACCCTCTACTTTCTTTTCTTGACCTTTTTCAAGTCTATTTTCGAAGTCTGCAAACGTTTGACGCACATTACGTCCGCCGCGGACTCTTAGTCCTTGTGCTTCCTGCAATGCTGCTTCGTTAGCATTTTCAATAATCGACTCATTATGGTCAAGCGCTTTGTTGATTACATCGTCTCCAATTTTGTTTCTAAACTTATTAAATCGCGCGCTTGGCCGGAAAAAATCTACGGTATTTTTTAAAGCAGCTCCAGCTACCGGCAACGCACCGCCAATTCCGGCTCCTGCAACAGTGCCTAAACCGCCGCTTATGGCCGTATTTGTTAAGTTCTCTCCACTAACCACATTTCCCTTACTGTCGCCTCTATTAAATGCGTCCAAAGCTCCCCAGGTACCGCCAATCCCACCGCCTATACCTGCACCTTTTAATATCTTGCTGCCAAGTGTTTGTGCCGGCTTAGAAAGAAATTTTCCTACTAAACCAATCTTGCTTGCAACTGTTCCTATGCCTTTAAACGTTGGGAGCGATGCAACTATCTGTGTCCCTGCATTAAACCATGGATATTGCGCAGCATATTTATCTTCGAGCTCATTAAAGCGTTGCCGCATCGAAGGATTTATATTTTTATAAAGCCCAAGCGTTAAGCCGCTAAGCGCAGCAGCGCCTTGTTCCGGACTACCCCATCGCGCTGGAGTTTTTATAATACCGGCATCCTGCAGCTTCATAAATTTTTTGAGATTATCTTTATCTATTTTATTCTCAGCAAGATGCTTATTTATTTTGCTTATGTTTGGAGTTTCTTCTGCTAACCATCCACGAACAAGGCGAGAGGCTCTATAAAACTGCGGAAGATGCTCTGCTTCAGATGCAATCCTTAAATCATCCAAACTTGCCGGTTGTTCTGGAGCCTTTGCGAGCACACTGTTTTTCAAAAAATCATCCGGCAATTTGCTGTTCTGACTTATAAACGCAGAACCTATACTTGGCATAGGCATATTCAGCGCCGCGATGTTTTTTATCATATAATCTTTTAAGTCCATAGTTATTACCTCTTTTACCAATTATATTTATTTGCAGCGTCTGCCGGTTTTCTAAATGCGATACCGCCATCTCCGATAGAAAAATCTGTGCCGGCAATGTTAAACGAATATCCTTGCCCCTTATCAATATATCTCCAAGCAGTCGGATCAGCTGCTAACATATTTTTTAACCAAAGAGGCGCCTTGCTATATATTTCATACCACTGCTTTGCCGGCAAACCGCCTATAATTTCATTTTCCTTATCCTTGTCATGAGCCAAGCGCGCGTCTGCAATTCTGCTCTGCTCGTCGGTCCTATAAAGGTCTAAATCTCTCTGAAGCGCATTTTCATTGCTCTGCCATTCGTTATGAGCTTTATCTTTGGCGGCCGCGGCTATATTATTGGCCAGAACTTTTGCAAGCTCAGGATTTACGGACGCAAGTTCTGCAACATCGCCGGTTTCGTACGCCTGCTTCATAAGCATCTGCATAAGTAATTTTTCTGCCGCTTCACTTTTTGCTTTTGCTGTTGCAGCTTTATTATCTTCCACAGTCTGCATACCGCTTGTAAAGCCGGCAAGAATGCGGCCAAGCGCGCCGGCAGATCCTGAATAAGGATTTTGCGATCCGGAATTAAACATTTCAGTTGCCGCAGCAAAGTTTACGCCGGGCTTTGCTGTTACAGATTTGTTGTTTAAAATTGCTTGCGCTAACGGCGACAACGAAGTATTTTTTTGCAGCTGCTGTTCCGTTAAGCCGGCATTTTTAAATTGAGGAACGTCCGGATTATTTTGTGCCATATAAATATCTTTGTGGGCCTGCGCATAAGGATTCAGCGGATTTCCGCCGCGAATGTTTTGCACCAACACATTTTTAAAATCCATAAAAGACTCCTTTTGCTTTTAAACTATTTTATAAACTCCGAGTTTATCATTCTTATTTCTGTAATAAAATTTTCCTTTTGCAAAAGCTATTCCATAATACACATCAAACTTTATACCTCTATCGTCAGGCGCAATAATATCAAATTCAAATGTGCCTGCTTTGTAGGCGAAAAATGCTAAATCACTATCCGACCAACCAACAAAATCATATTTTTCGCCTTCTATATGATTCTTTATTCCCATAAAACTTTTTGCTGCAGCGCTTTGCCCACCATTAAATGTCATTGGCGTCCATGTCAATGAATAAGGCGATAACAAATCAACATCTAAACGATATAACCCCCTATTCCCCCACCAACGTGAAACGCCAAAACTAACATTTCGTTTTCCTGGTTTTAATAATTGTTGTCTATGCTCAATATCAAAATACCCACCGGCAGGGGTTGCTTGAAATAGAACAGCAGTAGTAATATCAATTTGTTTAATTCTTGTTGCCGCAGGTCCATAATGCCCCGTTTCTAATGCGCGATTTAATTGCCAATCTGCTACAACTGTCATTGCATTATACATCGCCGATACATTCCAATTCTTAACAACAGCCGGCTGCACTTCCATATTTGCTAAAACATCGTATGCTCGTGATGCCGGTATATTGTATGATTGACCGTTCATAACACGATAATTTATAATACCGGTATCAAAATTAACACCGCCAAAAATCGAGAAGTCAGCACCAGCAAGTTTATAAGTTTCAAATTCGCCATCAGGTTTTATATTTATGATAATCCCTGTACCGTTAGGTTCCATATATGATAAACAAACTCTATCTTTTACTTTTACGACACTTGTTGTTGAATACATTGTGCTAACAGCATCAGACTGTCCGACAGGTATAGGTAACCGTGTCTTATTTACTAAATTACCATCTTCGTCGGAGATATAAACCATTCTATCTTTATCAATAAAAATAGAGCCGCCGTTAAAGGTATCCAGCTGCCATATTTCTTTGTCCTTTAAAGCGTCTTCTATTTTAGTTTTTGAACTCGATGCTAATAGTGCATTTGTTAAGCTCATTAAACTGCTCCTGCGCCAAAAGTCCACCTGCCATCAAGATACGCTATACAATACTCTACGCCAAGCTTATAATTCGGCGGAAGATTATTTGCTTTAAAATTAGACGGAAGTGTTAAACTTCCTGACAATAATCCTGCCACAAAATTATCTACAAACGTTTGCGTAGGCACAAAATATATGCGAGATTCCAGCGTGCTTTTTGCAGTTGTTTGGCTAAAGTCCAAAGCGTCAACATTGCCATATTCGTAAACGCTGTTTGGAACAATAGCCGTTACAGTTTGCAAACTTCCCGGAGAAACATATTCTGCGGCAAACGGCAACATTTTACTTCCTGCAGGCGTGTCGCAAGTTACTATATCTGCAGTCTTTAAATTCAAAGACTCTGCCGTATCGCCCACATTCAGTTTTCCTGTCGCAAAGTTTGAAAGTATAAATTTATTTCCAGAAGCATCTGTTCCGTAAAGAGTTTTATTCTGACCTATTGCTATATCAGCGTTTATTACCTGCGTCTGCATGCTGGATGTTTGTACAAATATACTTGGGTCAAAAGTATTTAATCCGACGTCAGTCCACCAGAATACAGGCGGCTCCGTGGCTGGAGTATTAGCTAAAACCCATAAATGGCCGTCCCACTCATTTGGGCAGCGCGTACCGTTAAATATGTCTGCGGGATTTTGTATATCGATATCTTGCAAGGCATAGTTTGTAAGTGCTTGCTGCCAGGTTCCGCCTTGCGTAGGATTAGAGAATTGCCACCAAGGCTGCGAATCTGTAACATTTGTCGGATCTCCGAAATCAAATGCCGTAATATATCCGCCAAGGCCGCGAATACTTTTCGCGCTTGTTTCCGCATCTGTGGCGCTTTGCGCGGCATCCTGTGAGAAGTTAGCAGCATCTGTTGCCTTTTGCGCAGCTGTTACTGCAGCTGCCTGCGCATTTGCTTCAGCGCTTTGCGCGCCGGCAAAAGAATTTGCGGCCGATACAGCACTTTGAGCTGCTGCAGCTGCGCTTGCCGCAACTTCATTTTCTATCGTTGTAAAATCAATTTTACCTTCTTGAATGATAGTATTTCCTACGACATAATAAACAAACTGATTAAAATATCTCGGCTGAACCTGGTCTCCGGTACGAACTACTCTTGCGGCGCTAAAATTGTTATGAAATGCAGCGTCGCTTCCACCGCTGCCAACAGGTATTGTTCCGTTTTGCACTGATGAAAAAGCGCCGGACACTGAATCCTGTCTGGAAACATAGGAATTAACCCTCATGGTATTTCCGGTTATATTTACAATTTGGTCGTCGCCGTAATCGCTTACTTTAGCTGTATCGGAACATGCTCTTACAAAATGACTGTTTTTAGGCAAGGTAAAAGTTTTAGCGTCTGTATTAACGATATACCCTATACATCCGCCGATATTAGTAACCATTGCGTCGTAAACTTGCTGAGTATAAAAACGTCTAAATGTTACCGGATTCATATAAAATATATATGTAACATTTCGTATAGTTTCCGAAGCTTGCGTTGACGTTGCAAGTTCATTAACAAGTTTATTGTATGCGTCGGAATAAAGCACTCCATCGCAGACGCTGCCTTGTTCTTTAAAGCCTAAATATCCGACAATGTCCGGATCAAACTTTGCGTCCGCGTAAAACCAGCTTAACAGCGGAAGTGTATTTCCCGGTATGCTTTGCAGCATACGCCATTCGCCGTTATAATAAACAAATTCTCTCACAGAGTCCGCGGAGATGTTATCCATAGGCAGCGGCTTGCCGTCACGGCCGACAACCGGTATTTCAACGCTTTGATTAAACTGTATTTGGTTTACTTGAAGCGTTACATTGCCGCCGGTATTTGCGAAATTAACTTTTATAAAAAAGTGTTGGCCGTTTTTAAGTTCGGTTATTTGCGGGTCCGTTGTTATTCTTATTTTATTTGCGACACTGCTTTGATCCACATAAAAGTTTGCGCCTTCCACAATTTGTTGCATTGTGGCTACGTCAGAAAGCATTTGTCCGGGCGCCGCGTTGATTCCTCTGTGGTTATTAAAATTGATATTAACCTGGAATCTTCCACGGCCGTCGCGAGTCACGCAATTACTTAACGCCGCGGCAAAATCGTCATCCTGCCGATCGTGATGCTCGGTTATTATTTTTATATCGGCATCTTTATCTCTTTTCCAGTTATCAGTTCTTACATACCTTCCAGTGGAATCAAATGGCATATCGCTTACCTCTTTAAAATTTTATTGTTGGTCTCCTGCATCTCCGGGTTGCGCGCCGGCATCTTCAACAACTTGCGTGGCTAAATCATAATCTACAGACAATAATCCTTCCGCATTTTCACTTACTGCTTCCGGAATTACTTGAGCCACTTCCTGCGCGATTAAACCAAGATGTACTTGGCTCGGATCTTCCCATACGAAATTAAACCTGTATACAGTGAGCCCGTTTGAAAGCTGGCCTACCGGATGTATATTTTCTTTAATTCTCGCATCAGATAAGTTATACATTCCTTGTGGGCTATATATGTTGCTGTAAGATGGATTTATAGAGCCATAGTTTAATCCGGAAGAACCACTTGTGTATGCCGGATGAGGTGCCGCGGACTTGTTAAGATAATTTCCAAGCATTTGCCCGCCTATATTCATTGCAGCGCCGATATTGCTTGCATTAGCTTGTTGGCGCGCACTGTCATACATCATCTGTGTTCCGTAAGTCGATTGCATCTGACCGCCAATTCCGGGCATATACATACTTGCCGGGTTGTTGATATTCTGCATAGCGCCAAATAGGCTCAGAGCGCCGCCAAGCTCATTTTGTTTAACTTGGCTGCCTGTTAGTACTGAGCGGTCCATGGCGTCTAAAATAGCGTTGTTATTGCTTTGTTCAAAGCTGGCCATAGCTTTATTGTATGCCGCGCTTCCGGGAATTATTCCCTGATTAACAAGCCTGGTTTGCATATCCGAGCGCGCCTGATCAAGCTGTGGCTGATAATTACGCATAAAAGAGTCATATACGCTTTGCTGCGCGCGTTTTGACGCATCATCGCCAAACTGCGAATTAAGCCAAGGAACCATACCCTGCGCCTGATCAAGTTTTGATTGTTCAAACGGGCTTAACGTAACATTCATACGGCGCGAGCCATCAGCAACACTTCCGGTCCAATCAACACTTCCAAAAGGTCCGGAAACGCCATACTGATTCATTTGTATAGCTTGCGCCTGGCGCGCCAAATCTTCGTTTGGATCATAATCGCTGCCGCCGCCAAATAAACTCATTGCGCCGCCTATAACCGCGCCGCCTAATGCGCCCCATGGGCCTAATGCAGCTCCTGCACCGGCTCCTGCCATTGCGCCGCCTAAAACATTGCTTGTGCTTGTTGCCATAATAGGCACCTCTTTAAATTTTTATTGTTGGCCAGCTTCAACAGTTAATAAGCTTGACAGCCAACGAATTTCATTTTTTTGTGTGTTTACTTTTATGCCGATACTTCCATAATATCCAGGGTACGCCATTATCGCTATTTGCATAAGTTTACTTCTGTCTTCCCGCGACCAAGAAGATTCATCCCATGTGGCTTCATCCCATAATGCGCCATCAACTTCAAAAGGACTTACAAACACAGTTTTTGGCTCATTATAATCAACACCAAAAACTAACTGCAAATCGACTTTTAAAGCTGCGCTTATAGCAAACTTTATAAGCTTCCAAGCTTTAATATCGCCGACTCCAAAATTATTATATGCTTGTTGCACATATCCTTTTATGTCAGTACCATTATCATTATTTCCGTCAAAAAGCTTATACAGATTTCCGTTTATGCCGCTAAAATATATGCCGTCGTCAAGTATTTCAAGACAGTTCATATTTATACCGGTAAAACGGCACCACGCGCCTGTGCGTGTATTCATTACATGCTGATTGCTTTCCTGATTATTTAATGGCGCGTTTATTATTAAAAGTTCCTGCGAGTTTACATATTTAATTTGCCAGCCTTTAGATTCAAACTGACTGGCCAGAGCCCGTACGGCCCCGATAACTTTATCGCTGAATGCAACAGAATTGTTTGCGTATTGCGAGCTTAAAACCGCGCTTAACGGAAAATATCCTTCCTTAGTTAAAACTATAATGTTTCCGGCAAGCTTTTCTGTATTGCGAACACCTAAAACGCGCGGTATTAAATAAACTCCGCGCAACGCCCAATTTGCGGCGTTGCCGGGATCATCGCCTTCAAATACAAAAGTTTCGCCTTCAGTAGTAACTATTACAAGCTGGTTGGCTTGTCCGGTTGCGCCAGTTTGTGTCCAATTATTTATTGCTGCGGTACTGCCGCCGTTTTTAGCGTATTGCGCTAAATCAAAACTATCCAATGGGCCGGCAACGTTGCCGGCTTCGCGCGTATAGAATATACGCAATGTATTTTTCTCTCCGAAGAATAAACGATTTTTATACTGCGTTATTAAAAATAAATCTTGAAAATCAAATGATTCTCCACCCGTTGGTTCGTATGTAAACGGATTGTCTCCAACTGTTTCTCCGTCGTATGTAAGCGGCGCATCTTGTCCGTTTACCATAAAAAGTTTTTGTTTATACTGCGTATGCTGAAACCAGCTTCCAAATAAATTCTCTTTTAGCGTATCCGGATTTGCTGGATCATTTGGATCAATTTTTATTAACGTTGCACTCTCTCCGCATTGCTGAGCGCAAATTAAATTTTTTTGCGTTCCGGTATTAAATGCCATAACTGAATTGATTATTTTGCCGTTGGAATCAAACAGCTGCGTATATCCCTTGCGAAGTTCTACTGATGTTTCGCGCGGAATAAAATTGTCCATAATAATGGCATCTGTTATCGGCATTTGCGCCAAACTATCGCGCATGTTCCATCCGCCTATTGGGCACGGAACATCGATACTTAGCGATTTTTTAGCTCTGTTTGTAGGCCTTATAGCCTGTTTCATTTGAAATCCTTTACAATCCGACGCCGGTGTCAGGCACACGTCCTACCGGATGTCCTACGCCCTGGTTATTACCTTCTATAATGTTTCTTGCATTTGAATCTTCATCCTGAGCGCTCTGTAAGGCAATCTGATATGTCCTAAAAGCTTCAGCATAGTCAAAACCCTTATCATCTTTAAATTTCCAAATTATGCCGCGGATAAGCAATTCCGGACGAAATACGCATTCATCTGAATCGTTTTCAAAAAGTTCTTTATAAGTAATGTTCCTGTTAGCGTCTCTTGCTATGATTGGAAATGAGCTCTTATAAAAGAATGTGAGCTCTGTATTTAGCGGCAGTTCCGGATGAAAGGTTATATGATCATTCTGCAGAACAAATTTTTGAATTATGCTGTTATTCCACATCATGGCAAATGCAAGCTGGTCAAGCGATATGCTGTTAAGTACTTTGCGTTGAGTATTGTTATATATGAAGTTTGTTATAAAATTATAAAAACCCGGAGCTATTACATTTATGTCATAGCCCTTAAGATTTGAATTATATGCGGTTTGTTTATCCGCGGTAAAATTACATACGCGATACATTTTTTGCCAGTCATAGCTAATTTTAATTTCCTCAACTACACGATTTAAATGCGCAAGTAGACAACGCGCATTGCTGTCTGAAATAGGTTCTATCGATTTTGGCATTTCAAAACCAAGCGCTTCCGCGGCTTCCTGGATTATTTTCAATGCGTTCATATTTTTACCTGCTTTTTAAAATATATATGTAAAGCCTATTGAAGCTCCGCCCAATATAAAACCATATAAAGCTTCTTTGCTGTTTCCGTTAGCTAACTGCGCAAAACCATAACCAAAACCTACGCCGGCAGCCAAATAAAACCATTTATTTGTCGCTGCGCGTTGTTCTAACCTGTTCAAGGATGCCTGCAATCGATCCGACTTCGCTTCTGACAATGTCAATGCCGCACTCCAAGTCTCGTCCCGACGATGCCAAGCGTTCGAGTAGTCCGATTCTTTCTTCTGCCACTCCAGCTCTTTCAGCTTCCATTCGCTTAATAGTGTCTTGTCCTGCTGCGAGCTCGCTTTTAAGTCGTCCAATTTCTTCTGTGTCTTTTCTATTCGCAGCGTTAGCTCGTCCATCTGCGATTCGGTTAGCGTATAAAAAACCTCCGGCCACGCAGATTGAGTGAGTAAAAATAAGCAAAAGAATAATGCGAATAATTTTTTCATTCATTTATACTCCGGCTTCCTTTTCTGCCTTCTTTTTTATTAAAGAGATAAACCATTCCTTAAAATCTTTGTAGTTTTCCCAGACCAACTGTCCAATCCCTAAAATTCCAAAAGCCAATAAAAATACGATATTCTTGTTTGTTCCGGGCAAATAGCTTTCGAATACGCCGTATGCAATGTTTGCAAGCACTATTGCGCCAAACAAGGCGAGCCCGCTATACAAGACGCTAATCTTGTTTCCAGACTTAAATTCCGTGATCATTTTTTTAGCCCACTGGATAACAAAAACCATCACTATTGCTACCAAGAGGCACACTACACAAAAATTTAAAAACAGTGTTAGCATTTTACCGCCTTTTATCAGGATTCTTTTTAACGTCCTCTTTCAAGAAGTGACAGTATTTTACTCTGTCGTTTCTCAGTTTCAGCACTACTTTTTTCCTGTAACGCAATGACATTTTCTACCCTAACCTTAAGTTGCGCAATATCAACTTTCATTTCGCGCATATCAACCTGATTACTTTCCATTTTGTCTATTTTTTTTGCGAGCTCTTCAATTCTATAGTCGTGAACTCTTACTGTAATAGACGCAGCTATAACAGCAACAACACCTGCTGTTGCCGCTGCTGCTACGATGTTTCGCCAGATATTGCTGGTCGCGGTATTTGTCATTTTATCTCCTATAGTATTTTAAGCGGAGCCTGGTGGAGGCTTAACCAAGCCCCGCAAAAAATATCTACTAAGCGTTGCCGCCGAAGTTTTCTGACAATACTATAAAACCGTACTGTCCGGCTTTCATTACTATCGGAGCTATACCGATGTAAGGAGATCCCGCGGCTGCCGTAGTGGCTACTCCGCTGGAATTTACAGCCACTTTAGCGCCAACTGCAATATCTGATGCTCCGACGCTAACATACTGTACAAGCTTTCCGTCAGCGGTTCTGGCCTTTGTGCCCAAAGCAAATGCCTTATGTTCCGTTGTGGTTACCGTAGTAGCTCCCACTATAGTTGATACTGATGTGTCGCTCATGTTTAACTCCTTTGATTTTTTTCTTCGATTTATTTTTTAGCGGCCTTTTCAAGCTCCGCGATTCTTTTCCTTGCCGCTTCAAGCTCGGCGCTTACGGACTTGTTAATTTCATCCGCTGTCTCAAGCGCATCTTTTGCCGACTTAAGTTCAGCGCGATTCTTTTTTAACTCTTCTGTAAGTTCTGTATCGTCATCCGCGCCGGATTCAGATTTTATTCTGCCGTTATCGTAAACAATGACGTTACGATTTTTTTCAAATTCTGCCCAGGCATCTTTAAAACGTTTTTTAAGCTTATTGCTTTCAGGATCATTTTCTATGAGTTCGTGAGCAACAACGTCTTTAACGTTTTGGTTCTCAACGACAATCTCAATGAAAATTCCCTTACGATAAATGTGTTTTTCCTGTGCTTTAGATTTTTGAACATCTAAAACATCCTGCTCAACTATTCGGCCTTTAACGACAGAGCTTCTAAACTCTTTATTTTTTTCGAGCTTGCCGTTTACAAGCTCCATCAATACTCCTGCCGGAATGACTTCATAGTGATACGCCGTTTGTGTGTAAATTTTTTCCTTTTCCATTTTAGCCTCTTTATTTTCCCGGAGAGATGTTAATTCTCTCCGGGAAAAATATATTTTATGCCGTTTGCTAAGCCTTAATTATGCCCTGCAAGTTACAGTTTGAAACAGTGATGTTGCCCATAAACAAGAGCGGGTAAACTTCCGCGTCTTGGTTGAAAGGCAATCTCTGTTCGTCGAGAGCGAAGTTCGCGTCTTCGTGGACTTTAAGCTTCAAATAGTCCGTGTTGATGAAGTACATATGGTTTGCCGGGCAGTTCGCGTCATAAATTACAGGAATCTTTTTGAACTCGATATCTCTGTAACCTGAATTGCCTCTGTCGCTTTCGCTGATTCTCTGGATTACCTGCAGCGCTTTTTCGTATATGCCATAATAGTTGATGTCGCAAATTATTAAGTCCGGAAGATCAGTGCCTCTTTTGCAGCGCAGCCACATCGCGTTCATCGCGGCAAGCATCTGGTCCGGTGTAGGCGTATCTGCAATGCCGGCTTCCGCGTTAAACGAGTACATCTGGTTGCGCCAGAATGGATATGCGGCTCTGTCTATGCCGCCGACTACTCCGGAAGCAGGTGCATCTGAAATGAGCGCTCTGAGGCCCGTAAGCTCTTTTCCGTCGAAACCTGTTCCGTCAGAAAACACCGACGCGCCAACGCCGTTTTGCATCGTTTTTTCGGCAACCTTGATTCTTGCTTCAATCAAGTTATGTTTTCTTGTTTTGCTGCCTTTGTTCTGTCTCTTTTCTCT